GCTCGACGGTGCGCCTGTTGAAACCGCTGATGCGAGCGGTGGTGACACTGGCCGTCGTCGTCGCGGCTGATAATAGGGAGGGGGAGGCGGGGAGCGCTTCCCCCTTTTTCTATTGGAGAAGAGTAAATGACCTATGCTGAAGTGCTGACGGATACGACGCTGTATCTGTTCTTCTATGGTTTCGGACTAATCTCAGGGATCTTTGTGTCATGGATCGAATCGAGAAGGTAAGCCGGTATATTCCGGTCAACATGCCGCGTAATGGTAGCGCCGAAGATAACGGCAGCAGCGCGCGTCACATGCTCCTGTCTATCCCCCGCATCAAGTTCTTAGAGGGCGGCACGACAGAATACTATCACAAGTATAGCGTGCTGAAGCATGAGCCTGTCATCATCAACCCCAGCTACAGCGACAAGTGGTGCGAACTTATCAAAGCCGATCCGCTGACGGAACGCGAGTTAGAAGTCGAAAAACTGATAAACGACGGTAACTCGCACAACGTCGTAGCGATCAAGCTGCACATCGCCAAGAACACAATCGCCAACATCATCACTCGCGTCCGCGTCAAGCGCGCCTACCAGAGCCTGAAAAAATGAAACACATTATCCTAGCCGCCGGCATAGCCGTGTGGGGCGGCCCTAACGGGCCAGTCGCCACCGAACTGCAATACCCCGAAGAGAACTTTTACTACACGCCCTACGGTCAGATCAGCGCGCCAAAGGTGGGCGACATGACGATCTACAACGGCCCGAACGGTGAGTATCTTGGCTACCGTCTCGAAAGCGGCGACGAATGATCTGGCTCGATTTCGAGACAAGATCGGAATGCGATCTGAAGACGGCGGGCGTATATAACTACGCCCGTCATCCGTCAACGCAAGTTATTTGCATGTCGTATGCTATTGATGACGGCCCTGTGCAGACATGGCGGCCGGGTGAACCTATGCCGGAGATTACGGGTCAGATTCGGGCTCACAACGCGGCGTTCGAGCGGCTTATCTTTTGGCACGTCCTCAAGATGGATATACCGCTTGAACAATTCTACTGCACCGCTGCGCAAGCGCGGGCGAACTGTGCGCCAGGGAGTTTAGAAGATGTCGGACGATTCGCCGGAACTGAAATGCGCAAAGATCATCGTGGCGCTGCTCTGGTTCGTGCTTGCTGCATTCCTCCATACCGTGATGATCTCATACCGGAACTTATCGAATACTGCGAGCAAGACGTTAGAACAATGCGCGCCGCCAGTAAAGCCATGCGGGAACTGACGCAGGAGGAACTAGATGATTATCACACTAACGAGCGCATCAATGACCGTGGCGTTCTTGTCGATCAGCGTCTATGCCGTGCGGCGGTCAAATACGCGGCTGACGAACTTCAAGAGATCGAGACTACTGTTCGTGAAATCACCGATGGCGCGATTCAATCGGTCAGAAGTCCCCGTATGCGCGAATGGGTCTTTGAACGTGTTGGATCAGAAGCGCGTAAACTTATGGAACGTGCCGATAAAGTCTCAATCGACAAATCAGTCCGCGCGAACCTACTGGCCATAGACGACCCAGAGGAGGTGCCTCCCGATGTCAGAGAAGTCATACAATGCGCTGACGACCTTTGGGCGTCTTCTGTTGCTAAATTTAATCGCCTTGATAATCTTGCTTGTAGTGATGGCCGTGTTAGAGGGGCTTTCGTCTTTGCGGGAGGATCAGCCACAGGGCGCGCTTCCTCGTATGGTGCGCAAGTCCATAACTTCACACGTCAATGCGCCGAAGACCCAGAGTCCGTGCGACATTCAATGGTTCGCGGCCATGCCATCGTGCCTAACTACGGACGACGTGTCACAGACGTTTTGCGGGGTATGTTACGGCCCGCCTTAATCCCTGCGCCCGGTAAACAATTCGTCGTCGCTGACTGGTCGGCCATCGAAGGCCGCGTAAATCCATGGTTGTCCGGTAGGGGTGAGGATAAGTTACAACAGTTCCGTGATAAGTTAGATCCTTACGTCGTCAACGCAGCCGCTACGTTCCGCGTGCCGTATGATAGTGTCAATAAGTCGCAGCGCCAGGTCGGTAAGGTGCAGGAACTGGCGTGCGGTTTCGGCGGCGGAATCGGCGCGTTCGCTGCGATGGGCCGCGTCTATGGGTTGAGCCTTCCTGAAGAAGAGGCACGACGTATGGTAGACGCATGGCGTCGCACAAACGTGTGGTCGGTTCCGTTCTGGTCTGACCTTGAGGTTGCTTACATTCGTGCGCTGCGCAACCCCGGCAGAGTATTCACAGCCGGCCGCATATCTTACTTGGCTGACGGTCAGCACCTTTGGTATGCTCTCCCTTCCGGCCGCGTGCTGTGCTACCCGAACGCCAAGTTTGAAGACGATGGTTCGATCACCTATTCAAAGGCGTCTTGGAAGCCTGCGGCGGATGCTAAAGAGTGGCCGCGTGGCAGGCTTTGGCGAGGGCTTGCGTGCGAGAACGTCACACAAGCGACCGCCCATGATCTTTTACGCGAGGCTTTGCGCCGTCTGCCTGACGTTGTTCTGCATGTTCACGATGAAATTGTTATGGAGTCTGATCGGCCCGAAGAGGCGAAGGCGCTCCTAGAAGAAGTAATGACGACCCCACCTGTTTGGGCGGAAGGTTTACCGCTAGACGTGGAGGCGAGCGTTATGTCGCGTTACGGGAAATAGATCATGGAATATTGGAAACCTATCCCCGGATATGAAGGCTTCTATGAGGTCAGCGACTACGGCCATGTGCGTTCGGTATGGCGTAAGGTAAAATATGGAAAGCACGGCAATACAATTTACAAAGGTCGCGAGTTAAAACAATTCAGCAGTAAAAATGGGTATTTGTGCGTAAAACTGAGTAGCAGTAGCGGGTCGTTTACGGCGTATGTGCATCATTTGGTGTTGCGCGCATTTGTGGGTGAACGGCCTGTTACGATTGAGCGCGGCGAAATACGTCACCTTGATGGAAACAAGACAAATAATGTTTTGGCTAACTTATGTTACGGCACAATCAAAGAAAATGCTGACGACAGAAAACGTCACAGGAGGGATAAATGAATTTGTTCGATTATTTTACCGGCCTCGCGCCGGCTGGCGAGACAGCCCTTATTGTCAAGCAGATCGACACTGGCAAGCATCACGCTGACGGTAAGCGTAAATATACTTGGCCCGCGTATTACCCGACGCATAAACGCAAAGCCGGTGAAAGTTGGTTTTTAAACACCGGCTCGTTTATCAAGGACCGTATGCCGGAAAAGCCGTCTGCGGCGCTGGCGAACTGCACGCATGTGCTGTTCCTTATGCTGGACGACATTGGCGAAACGAAAGTCTATGACGGCGAGAGTGTTGTCATCAAGACGCCGCCGGTCAAGCCGACCGCTATCGTCGAGACAAGCGAAGGCAGCTACCAGTATTGGTTCGCCTACAGTGAACAGCCGACCGTCGAAGAACAGACCGTATTTGTCGAGGCGCTTGGCGCGGCTGATTACACGGACAGAGGCGCGCGTAACGCTGTGCGTAACTGCCGTCTTCCGGGTTCCGTAAATCGTAAGCCGGGCAAAGAGGAATTTATCTGCCGTGAGGTGGAGTTTAATCCCGGCGTCGAATACACGATCCAAGAATTGATTGCAGCGTTCGGCGTCACGCCTGCGGAGCCTGGCACCGCTCGCGCTATTACGTTCCGCGTAAAAGACAACGGCGCGGATACGGTGCTGGCATGGTTGAGCGAGAACAGTTTAGTATTGTCCGGCACGAACGCAGCCGGTTGGTGTGGCGTTGTCTGCCCGAATCATGCGGAGCATACCGATGGCAGCATTGAGGCGCGGTATAAGCCGCAAGATCGTTCATTCTGTTGTCATCATGGTCATTGCGACGGTCTTGATAGCAAGTTCTTTTGCGATTGGGTGGCGGAACAGGGTGGCCCCCGCGCCATCCCCGGACTGCGTGACGACCTCATTGCCGAATATACCAGTAAGATTAACAAACTGACGCCGACGGCTGACTTTCCCGACAAGGGCAAGGAGACTATCGCTGACGTGGAGCGTAAACAGGCAGGTCGCGAAGAACGCGCCGGCTGGCACAAACGCTTTGCGTATATTGTCGACGATGACGCCTATTTCGATAAAAAGACGTGCAGCGAAATCAGCCGCAAAGCATTTAATGCAATCTTTAGACATATCGAATGCAAGTCCGCTGGCGAGAAGCCGCGGCGTCTTGAGGCGTCCATCTGGTATGACGAGAACCGCGAGGCGATGGGCGGTTACGCGCTCAAAGGTCTAACCTATGCCGCCGGAGAGGACTGGATGGTGCATAAGGATGGGCTTGTCTACGGCAACGTCTGGCGCGACGCGCGACCGGAGGTCACGGGCGGTGGTGATGCGACGCCCTGGCTCGACCACTGCCGCCGGCTTGTGCCGGATGCAGCCGAATTGAATCATATCTGGGATGTGATGGCGTTTAAGTTGCAGAATCCTGGCGTCAAGATCAACCACGCGATCTTGCACGGCGGCAAGGGCGGTTGCGGTAAGGATACGATGTGGGCACCGTTTATCTGGTCTGTGTGCGGCCCACATGAAAAGAACAAAGGTCTGATTGACAATGACAGCCTGTCGAGCCAGTGGGGGTATCAGCTAGAGGCTGAGATCGTCGTGCTGAACGAACTAAAAGAGCCGGAGGCGAAGGATCGTCGTGCCCTGGCGAACAAGCTGAAGCCGATCATCGCCGCGCCGCCGGAGACACTGATAATTAACCGCAAGGGGCTGCATCCGTATCAGATGGTTAATCGCCTGTTCATGCTGGCGTTCACGAATGAGGATCTGCCGATCACGCTTGATTCGGACGACCGCCGCTGGTTTTGCGTCTGGTCTGAAAGCGCCAAGATGACAGCGAGCGAAGCCGATAAGATATGGGGTTGGTATAAGAACGGCGGGTTTGAAGCCGTGGCTGGCTGGCTATATGCGCGCGATGTGTCGGGGTTTGGCCCGCAGGCGATCCCGATGATGACCGAATACAAGCAGAAGCTGATCTTTACCGGCATGAGCAACGCGGAGAGTTTCATCTATCACTTGATCGAAAAGCGCGAAGCGCCGTTCAATGTGGATATCTTGTCTGGCCCCTGGCATGAGGTCATCAAGGAGATGGAGAAGACCGCGCCGACGCATATGAAGCTCGTGCAGCCGGCGCTGTTCCATGCCTTGAAAGAGGCGGGGTGGGTTGACAAGGGGCTGTGCTGCTCCCCAAAACATAAGTCCAAGCGGCACATATTCGTGCGGCCGGAGATGGCCGGGCTGAGCAAGAGTCAGCTACGCGACGCTGTGGAGCCCGGAGGGGCGGACAATGTGGTGCCGTTGCGTCATTCTTGATCTGATTCGCTGTGGCGTCGCATGGCTATTAGGATTTGCGCTCTCCGATGCGGGTCTTGCACCTCGTCGAGCGCAAATTCCAGGGCGTTTCGGAGGCGCGTCGCCTCGTCGAGACAGGCGGTAAGGTTCCATTGCGCCCGTTGCCGCGCCTCGGCATATCCTTTAAGATAGGCTTCGGATATTTCCTGCTGAAGCGCCTTGAGGCGTCGCTCGAACTCGGATTCGGTCATGGCCAAGAAACTCTCCGGTAAAGTCGGCTATGCCGACCCATTCTATGACTTCAGCGGCCCGATGTTTAACCTTTACGGAACGCCTCGCGACGAAACCGACGTTGAACGAATAACTCGGCTCAACAATCGCGAGATTACTATGCGCGATGCGCCGCCGTTTACGCCAGATATGGAAGATCAGAATTATTTGCATGTGGCCAGTAAAGCAAGCGCTCTGGGCATTCCTATGCCCGCGCCAATAGGCCCGAACAATACGTATACATTGCAGCAAGCGGCTGATTTCATAGCCGCCAATCCAATGCCGAATCGGCTTGGCGAGCAAGTTCTATCGCCGCAGGAAGCGCTGGCGCTGCGTATTAGACAGGCGCAGGGCGCTCGTATGATCCCCGGCTCTGCAGACATCTTGTCGCCGCGTAGCTTTTCTCCCGGTATGCAAGAATCCAGCTTTCTGGGCGGCCGTGACTATGAGCCGGGCTTTTTGAATCGTTTGCGGGCGATGCTGGGCTATTAAGCAAAAGAAAACCCCGCTTTCGCGGGGCCAGTTCACCGTAGGGAGGAAACTAGCCAGTGTGGCACGTTCCATCCCCAAAATAAAATAGGTCAAGTCGTCGCACTATCTCCTGTTCGGTGAACACGGGATGCTCCTGCGACATAGGCTCCAGACGCCGCCAGAAGGCCCACAGGGGCTTGTTCACCTCATAGCAGGGCTTATCCTGCGGCCAGTCGGGAACGACCGCCCCATAATCCTCGAATTGCGTTTCCCAGTGTTTCATTTTAGCCCCAGCAAGATCTCGATTATGACAGCAAGCAAAATTGACATGACTTCACCGATTTTCATAGCGTTCGATCCCGTGCATGATAGTGGAATGGTCCCGGCCGCCTAGCACTTGGCCGATGAGGGCGTAGGGCGCGTTCAACTCGTGCCGTGCGCGCCACATGACCTCGAACCGGGGCCATATGACCTCTTTGCGGCGGTTGTGCCGTTTGATCGACACGGTGGATAGGTTATGCTTGGCCGCCGTCTCCCGTATCAGTTGCTCTATCTGTTGTGTGAGTTGAATCGGTGTTGGCATGTTTCCCAGTCCTAAACATAAAATTGAGGGCGTGCGCTGCGGTCATCAGCGCGCGGTCGTCGGCATAGTCGGCGTTTATTTTCATTATCAGCGAGCCGTCGCGCCGATGGAAGGTTAGCCCCTCGCCGGTGCGCCAGTTGACCCGGACGCCGCCGGGGATGGTTGTGAGGTCAAGCCTTAGCACGTTCTTCAATCTCCCATTCGATCAGTTGGCGCTTGTATTCGTCATCTTCGGCCTGCGCCATTATCAGCAGCGTTTCGGTTTCTAGTTCACGGATCAGTTGCGAGAATTCGTAATAGTTCTTCATGCGCCCCATTGTGCCGCCATCGCTTCCGCGACGCCTCCATAAGTTCGTGACCGTTCTTTCCACCTGTCCGGGCCGGGCGGCATACGATGAACGCGCGCCGTGCGGCCCTCCACTATGTCCGTGGGCTGTAGGGGCGGGAGCCCGTGCAGCCATAGGCATGTGGCCTTCGTCTCGCCGTGGCCAAACTGCCAAGGTTGGATGATCTGGTCAGGCTTCCGAATCTTGCTGCTAATGATCGAGACGGGATTTTCCAGCGCTATGCGCGGGATCGGCGCGTCGAGCAACAGCCGCACGAAGTCGAGCGCTTCCGCCTGCTCGGCTTGCTTATCCTTGAACCAGCGCGCGCCGGACACGGCGAGGTGCGTGCAGGGCGGGTGCGCGATCATGAGATCCCAGCCATCGGTGAGGATCATAGACACGTCGCCTTGATGGTGCGGGCCGGGCGTTTCAGACGGGAGCAAGTCGCACGACACGGCATAATGACCGCGCCGTGTGAAGGCGTCCCGCACCGTCCCGCTAAACTCGCAAGCAATTAGCACTCGCATTATAGGCCTCCCAGTAGATAGGTTACGAATAGGGCGAGCGCGGGTATTGCCAGCGCTGCGCCGATTGCGAATGCGAGCAAGTCAGTCTTGCTCATAATCTTCCTTACATGCGGCGTACACGTCGCGGCTGGCGCATAGGATGGCTTCGATCCGCTCAAACAGCGGGTCAGTCTGTTCGATAGCGTAGTCAGGCGCTTTAGCCTTGTCGGCGCTTATTGTGAGGTGCTGTAGTTCTATGTCGTATGGGCCGCCGTCGTCGCCCGTGTCACGGTCGCGGCCTTCCCAACTATAAGAGAGAGTCGCGACGCCGTAGCAATAAATCGCCATGCCCGGCCAGGGCTGGAATTCGTCTAATTCATATTCAATATGGTAGGTCATGGGTTGCTCCAAACGTTCGTCCAGTATTCTTCAGCGGCGTTGTCGTAAACGTCGCGCAGCGTTAGCAGCGCGTCGTCCAGATGATTTGTTCGAGTTGGTAGGGCGGATAACAGATCTATCAACTCTTCTATCGCTTTGGCTTCCAGCTCTAATTCAATCATAGCGTTGCCCTCAAAAACTGACGCGCGATCATTTCGGCATTGTCCAGCGATGCGATGGACGCCGCTAGAGACAGCGACAAGCCGAACCGGGCAAGGAACGCGGTCAATTCGTCCGGTGGCACTTTGGCGATGATAGCGGCGGCCTGTTCAAGTTTAGCCTTTGGCACGCGTTTGCGCGGAACATGCGGGACAGTCACGGGCATGTCCGGGGCGTCCGTTTTGGGCCATGTGTAATGCGGCATGGGGACTTCTTTGAAGGTTGTCTTGTCGCGCCATGTCTTGCCGGGGATTTCTTTTAACATTGGGCGCATCTCAGCCGTCGCTCCCGCTAGAATTACCGCGCGCAACTTTTCGTTATACATCGCCAGCCCGGCGCGGCGGCGCTTTGTCTCTTTGTCGGGTTGTGGGTTGCGCGCTGTCCCGCCGCGTATATGCAGGGTCTTAAGGTCTGTCCCTAGATACGCGACGCCATGGCCGGCAAACTTCACGCCCGGGTTGCGCCACTGTTGATCCATCCATTCTTTTAAGCTGGTCATTGTCATTACTCCTTGTGGATATGTTGCAAAAGAAAAGGCGACGCCGTGAAGCGCCGCCTGCGATTAGTCTGCCTTTATATGCTTTGCGATTTCATGCCAGTTAACATCGGCAAGGAACGCCATTGCGTAGTCTAGCGCCAGCCCGTTGGCGGTTTCTTCCATAAGGTTCTCAGCGTATTCCCTCAACATCGCCGGCACGTCGTCGCAGTGGTCGAACAACTCATCGGTCGCGCCGTCGAACATCTCCAGATTGACCCGCCACGTCGCGTAGTTTGTCCAGCCGTTGTAGGTTGCATCGGTCATTGTCGTCTCCTCTTTCTACAGTGTGGATATGTTATATGTTGATTGTTACTTTGGCGAGAAAGCCGCTTTCGTCAATGGTGACGTTCGCCGGTATCTCATGCAGCTTGATATACTCTTTTACGCCAGCTTCCTTAAACGCGCGTTTGACGATAGCGCCGAACATGTCGCTGTTAGCGTATGACCCATACTTGGCGTGGCTGCGAAACGCCGCCATGTCGCAGTGGCGTCGTTCTATTGCTGGCACCTTGATCCAACGCCACGCGGGCGTTTCGTCGGCGTTGTATATTGTCTCGACTTTGGCTTTGAAGCTGATGATTGGCATTATCGTTCTCCCTATTCAATGTGGATATGTTACGATAAAGGCCGCGCCCTTGTAAAGCGCGGCCTTCGGTTACAGTAAATTTTGTATTGAGAAGACCGATTGATCGGTTGCGAGACTGAAGACGTGAACCCACGCGATCTCGCCGCTTGTCTCTCTCGCCCATTGCCGTGCGATCTGCACCGCCTCGGCTTTGGTAGTCGTCACCTCAACACGCGACAGCCGAAGATCGGCCGTTTGTATCGCCACTTCATACGCTGTCATAGTCATATGACCACCCCTCCAATGCGCGCCGCCAGCGCTTGCGCGGCCGCCAGATCGGACGTCGAATCCACGAAAAGCCAGGCGTCGTGACGATAAACGAAAACCCGATACATTTTTACCCCCTACATTGTGGATATGTTATGAATAGCACGATTGGCGGGTTTTGCAATAAATCTTTTTACGAATAGTCGTGATAGTTAGCGGATCGTTATCAAATCGCCATGGGGAGCGGGGGCTCAATACGAGGCGCGACCTAGTAATAGTCATATCGTCATTAGTTGTTAGACTCTAGGAATTTTATATAAATGTATACAGAATAATATATAAATGTAGAGCGGATGAAAGTTGCATGGCGATTTGACGATATGGCGATAATTGCCCCGCCCCCACGCCCGCGCAAATGGCCAGGCTCGCTCATAGGGAATTCCCACGCGACCTAAAATCGCATGGCGATACGGCGATACGACTATGCTGCATTGCAACATGATCCGCGCTCGGCCGATCCCGATCCGCGCAAGCTCCACGTCAACGTTAACCTTAACGTTTAACCTTAACGCGTAACGTTAACGCAGGTGGCGTTGACAAATAGGGGGGGGCTGGGCCTGGGGATCTCCTTTAAGAAATACGTAGCCATCACGCGAACTTTTTTATTTTTTATTTTAATGGTAAAAGACTTTATGTTTGAGTCCCTACCTTATGAACCGCGCAAAATAGAGGCGACGGAAGCCGTCCTAGAGCGCATCTATCTCGCCGCCCGCAAAGGGCTGAAAGGCGACACGCTCGCCTACGCCGCGGGCATGACCCCGACCGAGTATCGGCGGCTGGTGCAGTTCGACCCCATCGCGGAGTATGCCGAACAGAAGGGGCGCGCTGAGGGCGAAGCGGAAATGTCCGAGGTGCTGCACAACGCCGCCCGCGCTGGCGACACGAAGGCGGCGCTGGACATTCTAAAACACGTCCACAAGTGGACGGCCCCGCAGTCGGTGCAGGTGCAGGTCGAGCAGCGCATATCCATCATCGCGGCGCTAGAAGAGGCGCAGCAGCGCGTGATCCAGGGAGAGATATTAGATGCAAGTGCCGATCTACTCAGCGGACGAAGAACAGAAGCTGATGGCGACCTTATGGTCGGCGCAGGTGAAGAACGATCCGGTCGCGTTCGTGAGGATGGCGTTCCCGTGGGGTAAGGCCGGCACGCCACTGGAACACTTCACAGGCCCGCGCAAGTGGCAGCTAGAAGTCCTCCAAGACCTGCGCGACCACATCAAAGAGAATAACGGCAAGGTTGACTTTGAAACCTTTCGCATGGCCACGTCCTCCGGCCGCGGTATCGGCAAGTCAGCCCTCGTGAGTTGGCTCGTGATCTGGATGCTGACCACGCGCATAGGCTCGACGACTATCGTGTCGGCCAACTCAGAAGCGCAGCTACGCAGCGTCACTTGGGCCGAGATCACCAAATGGCTATCAATGTGCCTCAACAGCCATTGGTTCGAGGTAAGCGCCACCCGCGTGCTGCCGGCCAAGTGGATTGCGGAACTGGTCGAGCGCGATCTAAAGCTGGGCACGCGTTACTGGGGCGTGGAGGGGCGGCTGTGGTCGGCCGAGAACCCTGACAGCTACGCGGGCGTGCACAACTTCGCGGGCGTCATGCTCGTGTTCGACGAGGCCAGCGGTATTGATGACTCTATCTGGGCGGTGGCCAGTGGCTTCTTTACAGAGAACACTCCTAATCGTTTTTGGCTTAGCTTTAGCAACCCCCGCCGTAACAGCGGATACTTCTACGAGTGCTTCCACAACAAGCGCGACTTCTGGCGAAACAAGGTTGTTGACGCCAGAAGCGTGGAGGGAACTGATAAGGCAGTCTATCAGCAGATTATCGACGAATACGGCCCCGACAGCGCTCAGGCTCACGTCGAGGTCTACGGAGCCTTCCCGAACGCGAGCGATGACCAGTTCATACCGTCATCACTGGTCATGGAGGCGCAGCAAAGATCGCCGCAGAAAGATCAGACAGCGCCGATAATCGTGGGCGTCGACCCGGCGCGGTTCGGGGCTGACGCGACGGTCATCGCTATCCGGCAGGGCCGTGACATCATCGGCATCCGTCGCTACCGCGGCGACGACACGATGGAGGTGGTCGGCAGAGTCATTGACATCATCGAAGAGTTCCGCCCAGCGCTCGTCGTCGTGGACGAAGGCGGCCTAGGGGCGGGCGTCGTCGACCGGCTCAAGGAGCAGCGATACAAGATCAGGGGCGTCAACTTCGGCAGCAAGTCTTCCCGTCCGATCATGTTCGGAAACAAGCGCGCTGAAATGTGGCACGCCATGCGGGAGTGGCTGAAGACAGCCAGCATCCCAAACGACCGCTTCCTAAAGAGCGACCTGACCGGCCCCATGATGAAGCCCGACAGTAAAGGGACTATATTCCTAGAAAGCAAGAAAGACATGAAGGCGCGTGGTCTAGCCAGCCCCGACGCCGCCGACGCTATCGCCGTGACGTTCGCGTATCCTGTGGCGCACAGGGAGGCCAGACCAATGGACAACAGACCGCGCGTCAGTTATGGTGGTGGAACAGCCTCTTCAGGATGGATGGGACACTAGATGGTATCGCTGTCAGTAGGGCGTGGCGAGAAGCTATCGACTAAGGCGGGCGCTGGTCTGACCGCCAAGGGCCGTCAGAAATACAACGCCGCGACGGGCAGCAAGCTCAAGCCGCCGGCTCCCAATCCTAAGAGCGAGGCCGACAAGGGCCGTAAGGCCAGCTTCTGCGCACGCATGGGCGGCGTGGTCGCTAAGTCGAAGAACGCAGAGCGGGCGAAGGCCAGCATGAAGAGGTGGAACTGTGGCAAGTAAGCCTGGGCTCTACGCCAACATTCACGCGAAGCGCGCGCGCATCAAAGCAGGCTCTGGCGAGAAGATGCGCAAGCCGGGCGCAGAGGGCGCACCGACCGCCAAGGCGTTCAAGCAGTCAGCTAAAACGAGGAAAAAATAATGCCGCTCGTTAAGTCAACATCAAAGAACGCGTTCCGTAAGAACGTGGCTGCGGAAATCAAAGCGGGCAAGCCGCCGAAACAGGCGGTCGCTATCGCCTACTCGACCAAGCGCAGCGCTGCCGGTAAGAAAATGGGCAAGTCGTGTAAATAATGCCGGTCAATGCGCTCGCTCCTGAACCGCGTAACGCCATGCTGCGGCCGTATGAGCCGTCATGGAAGGAACAGATTGCGGCCTATCTGATGGGCGACACACGCCCGTCGCCGGAGCGGCGTCAGTTTGCGACGGGCATAGCTGACATTCTTGGCTATCTGCCCGGCACAGGCAACGTGCTACAGGGCCAAGAGGCCGCTCGCGCCGGCGACACCAAGGGCGCGATCATGGCCATGCTACCGCTACCCGGCGCTAACGTTGCGGCTAGGGCGGAGCAGAAAGCTGTAAGTGAAGCGCTAATGCGAGCGCGGCTACATAACACTTTTACAGGACAAACTTCTTCGGCGGGGCGCGGGACAGGATTTACCCAGCCTAAAGGCACGCCGGTAGAAAAACTATTCTCTAATTTCGCAGACGAAAAAATGTCCCCGCAAATGCAAGAAACTTTTAGGGGAAAAATGTTCGACCGCGCAAATAAAGAAGTTAGCTCGTTTAAAGATACTATACTCTCCGATGCGTTTCCTATAAACGAAGAATTTACAGTTAAATTAGATAGTTCGCCGCTAAAACAAACCCGTGTTCAGCTTTTAAAAGATGGCGACGTAGTTACGGCGGCTCAACTCGAAAAAGGGCTGTTAGATTCTATAGCCACTAAAAAAGAACACGCCGGTAATAGGTATGGCGCATTTCTTTTAGACTGGATAGATCGCGCGGGCGTCGGAAACATTTATGAAGTGCCGGATCGCAGCCCCGGATTTGTAAAAATCCAAAAAGATGTTATCCGTTCTAGGCAAGGTGAATAATGGCTTCTGATGACGTAATCGCCGCAGGCAAAGTCTCCGACAACCCGGACGATGACCGGCTTGCGACCATGCGTCACCGCTTTACGGTGGCGATGGCGGCCTATTCGGACTCGCGCGAAGACGAGTTAGACGATCTGCGCTTCATGGCGGGTTCGCCGGACAACGCGTGGCAATGGCCGGCGGACGTGCTGGCGACACGCGGCGCGGTGCAGGGCCAGACGATCAACGCACGCCCGTGCCTGACGATCAACAAGCTGCCGCAGCATGTGCGCCTCGTGACGAACGAGCAACGCCAGAACCGTCCGACTGCGCGCGTCATCCCGGCCGACGACAACGCCGACCCAGAGGTCGCGGAAATCTTCGACGGCATTGTGCGGCACATTGAGTATATGTCCGACGCTGACGTGGCCTATGACACGGCCTGTGACAACCAGGTCACATACGGCGAGGGCTACATTCGCGTTTTGACGGAATACACGAACGAGAATTCGTTTGAGCAGGACATTCGCATCGGCCGCGTGCGCAGCAGCTTTAGCGTCTACATGGATCCAATGATTCAAGATCCATGCGGTCAGGACGCGCGCTATTGCTTCATTACGGAAGACATTCCGAAGGCTGAATATGAAGACCTCTACCCCGACGCGACGCCTGTGACCGGCATGATGTCGCAGGGCGTGGGCGATCAGACGCTGAGCATGTGGGTCAGCCAGGAAACGGTGCGCATCGCTGAGTATTTTTACATCGACAGCAAGCGCGAAACGCTCAACCTCTACCCGGACAATGTGACGGCGTTCGCAGGCACGCCAGAAGACAAGCGCCTCAAAGCGGCCTATGGCAAGCCGATCAAGTCGCGTGAGAGCGAGCGCCGCCGCGTTATGTGGATCAAGACCAACGGTTACGAGGTGCTTGAGGAACGCGAGTGGGCGGGCAAATACATTCCCGTCGTGCGCGTCATCGGCAACGAGTTCGAGGTCGACGGACAGATCTACATAAGTGGACTTGTGCGCAACGCGAAGGACGCGCAGCGCATGTATAACTACTGGGTCAGCCAAGAAGCGGAAATGCTCGCGCTGGCCCCGAAAGCGCCTTTCATTGGCTATGGCGGCCAGTTCGAAGGCTACGAAATGCAATGGAAGACGGCCAACACGAACAACTGGCCGTATCTTGAGGTCAACCCGGACGTAAGCGATGGTGCTGGAAACCCTCTTCCCCTTCCTGAGCGCGCGCAGCCGCCTCTGGCCCAGACGGGACTCATTCAAGCTAAAATGGGGGCAGGGGAAGATATTAAATCGACCACGGGCCAGTACGACAGTAGCATTGGGGCGACCTCCAATGAACGCACGGGGCGTGCGATCCTCGCTCGGGAGAGGCAAGGAGACACGAGTACGTATCATTATGTTGACAACCTCGCTCGGGCGATAAAATACGTCGCGCGGCAGTTAGTCGACCTTATCCCGAAGATTTACGACACGCAGCGCGTCGCCCGTATCATCAACGTCGAGGGCGAAGTCGACATGGCGCGCATCAACCCGGCCCAGCCGGAAGCGGTGCGTCGCGTTGTCGACGAGCAGGGCGTGGAGATCATGAAGATCTACAATCCGAACGTCGGCACCTACGACGTGCATGTGTCGTCTGGCCCCAGCTACATGACCCGTAAGCAGGAGGCTATGGACACGATGGGTCAGATCCTGCAAACGAACCCCGCGCTGTGGGGCGTTGCGGGCGACCTGTTCGTCAAGAATATGGACTGGCCGGGCGCTGAGACGATGGCCAAGCGGTTTGAGAAGATGCTCGACCCGCGCGTTCTCCAAAACACCGACGAATCGCCAGAAGCGCAGGTCATGCGGCAGCAGATCATGCAAATGTCGCAGGCGATGGAAGAAACCAAAGCGCAGGTGCAGCAGGTTCTTCAGTCTTATGAGATACAGAAACTCAAGATTGACGAGCAGAACGCGCAGATTAAGGCTTACGACGCCGAAACGAAGCGTCTGTCGGCCATGCAGAGCGGCCTGACGCCTGAGCAAGTGCAGGATATAGTGCAGGGCACGATAGCGGCTGCGCTGGATACGGGCGATATAGTGCCGGGCAGCGCGCCAATGCAGGGGATGGGTCAATGAGTTGCGCGGATCTGATCGGACATTTGTTCTTGGCGCGCGATGTGACGCATTCCGTGCATCTAAACACGCGATCCTTCGCCAAACACAAGGCGCTGGGTAAGTTCTATCCGGCCGTGATCGACCTCGCGGACACGCTGGCGGAAGCCTATCAGGGCAGATACGGTCTAATCGGGCCGATTACGCTGCATTCGGCCGAAAAAACCAATAATGTCGTCGAATTCTTGGAAGATTCGCTGAAAAAAGTCGAAAAAGAGCGCGAAGAATACGACGATACGGCGATTCAGAACATAATCGACGAAATCGTCGCGCTCTACCTCTCGACGCTCTATAAACTCAAATTTTTGGCCTAAATCATGCCGATAGCCACTTACACAAAGTATCCGGCCGCCATTGAACCGTTGATGGAGAACATCAATTCGGGCTCGGACGCGTGGTATGTGGCGCTCGCGGCGACGGTCAACCCGGCCGACACGACATTCGTGTCTGGAACGACGGATCTGCCGACCGCGGGCGGCTATACGGCTGGCGGCAATCCCGCGACCACAGCGTCTGCGACCCAAACGGGCGGCGTCTACAAGCTAGTCCTCAACAATCCGGCCGCATGGACGGCCACGGGCAGCGGCTTTACCTTCCGTTACGCGATCCTGTGGGATTCGACGACCAGCACGCCCGTCGCCTATTGGGATTACGGCTCTAGTCAGCTTGTGTCAGCAGGGGAGAGCGTCACCGTCGTGATGGATTCGGTCAACGGCACCTTCCAGGCGACGTGATGATATGTTCTATATCTCCCTCCTGCTCACGGAGGACGGCGATTATCTAGTTACTCAGGCAGGCGACAAGATCATTGTCACCGGGCCCGATGACGGCGCGTATCTCCTTGCCGAAGATGGCAAGTTCCTGATTACGGAAGACGGCGAAAAGATCTGGGCCGTCCTCGACTATAACGCCCGGCTGCTGACCGAGAGCGGCTGGCCGCTAATAACTGAAGACGGCGACTACATCATTGCGCAGGTCATCCTTCAGCTATCGGGCTGCGGCGGCGAGTATTTCATAACGGGCTACCCAGCCGACCTTCAGCGCAGCAAGCGGATTGACGCAGGGTTTGGGTCTTACGCGGTCACGGGCTACCCTGTCACGATCCTCAAGGGCAACGCCATCACGGCCGGGTCAGGCTCCTATGCAATCACGGGCCAATCGGTTACGTTCCAATTTAATAGAGAACTTGTCGCCCAAACGGGCAGCTATTCGATCACTGGCCAGAATGTAGACATCCAGCGCGGACGTGTGCTAGAGGTTCAAAAGGGCGACTATTCAATCACCGGCTACAGTGTTATAATTAACTATGGCCCTGCCCCTGCACCGGCGGAAGAACAGCAAATTGCGTGGCTGCGATCAATGGCCCAGCGAAGGAGATCATAAGTGACTGCTAACGTGAAAGCCATTACTTGCTGCCTTGGCTACCAGCAACTTGACAACGTCAGCACCGCTACAGGGCTAATCGTTCCGGCGCGCGATCCGATCTCCGGCATGAATGTCAAAGCCAATTTTGCGCTGATCGTTGCGGAGACGCAGGATGTGCGATGGCTTGATAATGGCGAAGCGCCAACGGCTTCGCGCGGTATGCTCTTAAAAGCTGGCGTTATCTTCCAGTATGACGGCGACCTGTCAAAGATTAAGTTCATCGAGACGACGGGCAGCGCCAAGGTCAACATTAGCTATTACGTCTGAGGTCATCATGCAATTCATCGGCGGATCGTCGGACGTAGATCCGATTGAATATTTCACAAAACAGCTTCCCAAAGATCTCGCGCAGTATGTGAAAGTCCGCGACGAACTGGCCAAGCGTCAGGGCGCGCTGAGCGCGGCTGAAGCGGCGCTGGCGGATCGTGAGAAGGCCAAAGGCGAATTGGCGGCTGCGCAGGCGCAGGCTGACGCTCTGGTCGCTGAAGCTAAAACGGCGCACGCCAACGCCAAGGAAGTCAAGTCTGCCGCGGACGCCCGCGACAAGGACGTAACCAAGCGCGAGAAGGCGTTTGAAAAGGCGATGGCTGATCGTGAAGCGGCGGCTTCTGCGGCTGAAGCGGCTGTCGCTGTGCGCGAAAACGAAGTCGCTGCGCGCGAGGCTAAGATCGCCGCCGACTTGGCTCGCATCGAATCAGATCGTAATGCCCTCGACGCCCGCATTAAGGCGTTCCAAGACCGCGTTGCTTCTTTCTAAGGACTAGATAAATGGCCGACGTAAAGATTTCCCAACTTCCGGCGTCTACGACCCCACTAGACGGCACGGAAGTTCTGCCGATTGTGCAGTCGGCCACGACGAAGCAAGTTTCCATCGCTAACCTCACCGCTGGCCGCGCTATGTCGGCGTCGAGCCTGACGCTCTCGACCCCACTGGCGGTCACATCCGGTGGCACGGGGCTTAACACGACCGGCGCGGGCACGTTCATCGTTTCAGGTTCTGTGAATACAATCTCTGCAACGGCTACCCCGACGCTGGGCGTGCAGCAGACGACGCAGGGCACGCTGACGCTGGCGAACACCGCAGCGGGCGCATGGCCGGTTACAATTCAATCGTCGAATAGCGCCACTGCTGCATGGACAATGACGCTACCTCCGGCTGTTGCAGCCGGTAACGGCTACATCCTTACGTCTACTACGGGCGGCGTCACGTCTTGGACGAACCCGACCGCGCTCGGCGTTGACCTTGATGTTGGCACGACGGCGATCACCGGCGGCACGTCTGGTCGCGTGCTGTATAACAATGCTGGCGTGCTGGGTGAATATGCTGTTACCGGCACTGGCTCCGTCGTGCTTGGCACGTCGCCCACGTTTACGACTAGCCTAACATCGCCGCTCGTGATTGGTGGCACGACCGCATCGTCGTCGCTAACGCTTCAGTCAACGTCCGGTGTCGGCACGTCCGACAGCATTTTGTTCAAAGTCGGCAATAATGGCGCGACGACTGCGGCAACAATTGATAGCGCAGGAAATTTAGGACTGGGTGTTACGCCGGGAGTTAGGCTCGATGTATCATCTGGTTCTGTATCGCTAGCGACAAACTTCAACTCTACGAATGCGTCTGGAGTATACATCAGGTTCACAAATAGCGGAACTGCTATTGGTGATATTGGGTCGGGTGCTAATCTTGTTTCTGGAGGGACTGCGGGTGACTTCGGT